ATCTTTTGTAATATCTAATACTACATAAGCAGCTATTTTTTTATTCTATTATCTTCTCTGACAGAGAAATGAGTAGCATCAATAAAGATGACTGGATAAATGTAAGACGCAAAACGATTTGATAAAAATTTCAATTTAAAATGATAATTTTATTTAAAAACAAAATGATAAAAATAAAATTTCTATACTAAACAAAAAAGGAGTTTGAATACTCCTTTTAATTTTTTATTATTTATTCTCTTTATCTTGCTCATCTTGCTGTTTTAACTGCTTAAAGAATTTCTTTATAAATAAAGGAAAGGGGAAATTCATCTCTCCTAAATTTTCAATTATACTAATTCCTTCATTTCCTATGACTGAAAATATTATTAATTCCTTAAAAGATAGGGGAATATTAAATAAACTAATTGGAACATTTATAGGAGTTCCTTCTATTAATTTATCCAGTGAAGCACCTATTATAACAGCTAAAATACAAGAAGTTTTTTTTATAATACCTCTAAAAGCCTTTTTAGATGATATTTCTTTCTTATAAATACTCTTTAAATATCCACTTATATAATCAACTATTATAAATGTCATCATTATTTCAAGTGATTTGCTCCAACCACCTAATAAATATAATATAAAGCCAATTGTCCCTCTTATAAACCAGTGTTCAAATAACCCATTCATCTTCCCCATTTTAATCTCCTAAAGTTTTCCTAATTTTTTCTCCCATTCACTATAATATAGCTTTGCCTCTTCTGTTCTATCAATTATAGCTTGATTCTTATATCCTTCATTTCTAAGTTTTTTCTCCCAAAAGACTTCTCCAAACATCCTCACAGCCTTATACATTACCTTTCTAACTCTGTAAGATACTCCATTTTCTTTCAAGATGAATAAAAATATTTTATCAGCTAATTCCCTATTTATACCTGTGTCATTGAACTTCGAGTATAAAAAATCATGAATAACTGCTGCTTCTGTATTTTTCCCATACCTTTCAAAAAATGGTCTAAGCATAAGTGGAATACTAGCACCATCTGTTCTGAAACCTGCTGGAATTAATATTGGAAAATCTTTTATATATCTAGTGTAGTCTTCAACAACTACACTAAATAAATTATTTTCTCTTCTTAATTTTATGCTATTCTTCAACATTTTCTACTTCCTCTATGTCGATTTTTCTTCCAGTCCCAAATACATCAGAAAATTTTTGAAGAGCTCTTTCTATTCCCTTTTTTATTCTTTCTCTACTAAAAAATTTTCTAATTAATATTCTTGCTGGATATGGTAATTTATCAGTTCTATATGTTATAAACTTAACTGCTGCATTAAGTTTTCTTTTATTGTCCCCATGTTTAAAGCTCTCCTCTGAGGCAATAACTGCAGTGTCAAACAAATTAACATATTGCTTTCTATTATAAATAATATATCCTAAAATTAATCCTGCTAATGCTATCCATAGCCATTGTTCTTGGCTAAAACCTTTTAAATATATAATTACTTGATTGATCATTTTCTAATCCTCCTATTTTTTATTATAAACTACCTTATAGGGTATTTTTCCTGCTCCTCTGATTTGGAAATGTACAGCATCTACTTTTTTCCATTCTCCACCCCATTCAATATTATATTTATCTATTAACCCATGTTTTTTAGCAGTTTCATAGATATCTTTATAATAATGAAAGTCTTGTGGACCTGCTTTGTAAACTGTTACTTCCACTTCTTTTTCCACTTTTTTTCCATTTTCTACCACTATTTTTTTAGTTTTTTCTTTAACTAATACACCAATATCAATAGCATAACCAAGTCCATCAATCTTCTCTTGATGATTTGATTGAACTTTATATCCATCGCAATTTGTTCTCCATCCCCCTGGAATAGTTCTACCATATTGATATAGTTTGTTTTGCTCCTCTGCTGTTCTCATTCCACAAGTTATTTTGAAATCATGAGGACTTAATCCTATCAGTTCTTCCATAAATCTCACTAGATCAGGATGAACTCCTATCATCATTTTTTGGCTTGCTTGTGACAAACTAAACATTTGCATCACCCCTTTTATTTCCATTCAATAGATTCCAATTCTTTCAAAGATTTAGCTTCCATTGTTTTTGTTGCTATTGCTGTGTACTCCTCTTGTGCAGCTGTTCCTCTTAATATCCATAATAGATATATATGATTAATTTCTCCAAAGGTAAAGGAATCTACTGAATTGTCTTTTAATCTCCAATTTATTTTTAAATTTTGAATTACTTCTGATAATGTTGTCTTATCTTTTATAATTGCTTTTACTTTTTCTTCAAACCCTTCTGGAACTTCAACTTTTAGAAACTTAACAGCTTCTATAATTGCTTTTGGATCATTACTTGTTGTTGCTATATCTATTGCTGATTTTACTCTTAAGAAATTAATTTCATCTGCTTCACCCATCTGAAAGATTTTTCCATTATAATCAAAGTCAGCATAAATTTTATCCAGTAAAACTTGTCTAAATTTTCTTCTTGTAATATGCTTTAAACCTTCTAGGTCTAAATCCCATTTATTAGTCTCTTTATTCCAAAAATGGTATTTACTCGGCTGAGGGACTTTAATAAGTTTTTTATTTTTTATAAATTCACCAGGTTCTAGTTGAGTTTCTATCCCTTGTTCTATTCTTTCTTCTCTTGTCATTTCTATTAGTTCATTATTCTTGATTATTGGATATTGAATTTTTTTATCTGTTATAAGCATATCTTCAGTATATTCAGGAAAGTAACTAAGAGGATTTTTTTTAACATCTTCTAAACTATTGGAATATACCGAATATTTTAATTCTGTACCTTTATAAAAGTTTATTACATTGCTCATTTATTGCTCCTTTCTAAAATATTCCTAGCTTTTTACGAAGCTGAATAATATTATTTCTTACTTCCATAGGATTAGTTTTTTGTAAATAGTGTTTACTAGTTACATTGCTACTTGTGTGATTTGCATAACTACTAGCAACTCCTAGCCCTGCGAGATTGTTTATTAAATTTATTGAAGTCTTTCTAAGACTATGCGGATATAGATCTTGGATATCTAAGATTAAACCCATTTTTTTAACTCTGTTTCTTATTGTCCCTTGACTCATTTGCTTGTAAATACTTCCGTATTTTGTTATAAAAATCCATTCACTATCTATGCCATTATCTTCTCTAAATTTTATCCATTCTTTTAAAAGAATTTTACATTTTTCAAAGAAAAATGCATGAACTATATAACCTTCTTTTTCTTTTACTCCTTCAAAATATCCCTCTTCTAGCCTTAATTGCTCCAATTTTAAATTTTGAATTGCTGTAATTCTACAGGCACTATCTAAAAATAATTCCCATAAAATTCTATCTTGAATATCATACTTTTTACTTTGAAATTTCATAAAAAGCCTAACTGTCAATATTTGTTCAGTATTTAAAAAATAATTTTTTCTAATTTTATCTTTTTCACTAAATTTTAATCTATCTAGTTTTTTATCAAATGGATGAAATTTACATTTATTTCTTCTAACACACCATAAGAAAAAACTACTAATTGATGTTGTTTTATTCATCAATGTTCGTTTGCTATTTCCTATACTCCTACAATGGTTTCTATACTCTTCAATAATTTGTGGCATTTCTATAAGTATATCTTTACTTAATAAATACTTATTTTTATAATTTTCTTCAAACCATATAAGAAACAACCTGAAATTACTAATATAAGTAGAATAAGTTGTTTCCCATGTTTCATAGTTGCTACTTTTACAACTATTCAGATACTGCTTATAAATCTCCACATTTTCCTTTTTTAACTTTTCCCATCCTTTTAGTTCCATACTTTGTACCTCCTTCAAATTTGTTAGGTACATTTTATATAAAAGTAAATAGATTGGAAAATCTATCTACAATGTATAATAGTTACGAAAATAATACCGTTCTAAAATTTGGAAATTTTGTAATAGAAAATATAAGTGTTTCTGGAAGTACAGGAATTAGAACAGCTACAGTAAAAACTAGCTTTAAAAGTATAATTTCGATATCTTTATCTCCTTATATTTCTTACGGACAACAGGAAAATACAATACAAGCAATCCATGATTCCGATGATTACATTATTAAAAATAAGTCATTACGTTTTTATTGTAATGGAAATCAAACTGTTAATGTTTGTATTATTGGAATTATCTAAACTCTAGCAATGATTAAGTAGGAAACTACACCTTTTCCGCTAAAAGAATTCGCACCTTTGATAGATAGAGTAGTCGAGTTTACTAATCTCGCTTGAAATGAACTTATAATATTTGGAGTATCTATATCTGTAGAACTTACTATAACATTAGCATATTGCCAATTTGGAATTTCCAATGACAGACTAAAATTTTGAATAGATGAAATTCCATACTTATAGTCAAAAGAGCCGTAAACTAGGACTCTACCACCAATTTTAAACCATCCTTGGTTTTGAGAATTGAAGTTGTCAAATGTTAACAAATTTTCAAATTTATTCAGATTTTTATAATTAAAAATGCTGTTTTGAGTGACTTATATATAAAATTCTTAAAAATTATATTTAAGAAAAAATATAAAAATATGCTCAAAGCTACGAAATTAAATCTTAAATTCTTTATAAATTTGAAAATCTATTAACATTTTTGAAAGGAGAAAAAAATGAAAACAATTAATTTTTACAAAAAAGAAAAATTGATATTTTCTGTTTATGCAGAAAGCTTAGAAGATGTCTTAAAATCGCCTACATCATATTTTCAAGGATATACTCAAGATATGATAATTACAGATATTACATATCAATATCCGTTTTACAAGGATGATGTATTGAGAGAAATGTCTAAAGAAGAAAAAGTAAGGGCAAATATACCAGTACAGCTAGATGATGGGGAGTTTGTAAAAGATAAGAAATTAATAACAGTGCCTAAACCAGCGGGAAATCAAAAGTATATGTATTGGGACAAAGAAAAATCATTATGGATACTAGATAATCAAAAGGAATATGATGATTATTGTGCTTTAATTGATGATTTAAAAGCCAAATCTTTAGAGTATGGGTTTGATTATAAAGTTGATGGAAAAGAACACAGACAAAGATGCAGAGATAAAGACATTGCTTTTATGGTAGCTAATGTAATGGCATTAGATATTGCTACAAAGCTAGGAAAAATCAAAAAGACAACTTGGTATTTTGAGGACAATTATGGGATGCCTGCAGGATTAAATGAACTAGGGATCTTGATGTTATATGGAACTACATTTGTTCAAAGTGTTTACGACACAGAACATCATTTCAAAACAAAAGAAAACCCAAAAGAGTTATCAAAAGCCGAATTTGAGACTAAAAGAAAAGAAATTCATAATAAGCTAGTAAACGGTTAATTTTTTATTAAGGGTATCTATTATATAGCTACCCTTTTTTTAACGTTTTAAAATGCGTTTTATAAAGTCATTTTTTTTAAGGAGATGAGAAAAATGTATAAGTTTTCTGAAAGAAGTAAAAAAAAGCTTGAAACAGTAGATATAAGACTACAAAACTTAATGAATGTAGCTATTAAAGAGAGCCCTTATGATTTTTCAATAACTGAAGGAATTAGAACAATGAAAAGACAAATAGAACTAGTTGCTCAGGGGAAATCTAAGACTTTAAAAAGCTATCACTTGAAAGGAAAAGCAGTAGATATAGCTGTATGGATAGATGGAAAAGTAACTTGGGATTTCAAATATTATAAAGAAGTTGCTGACTGCATAAAAAGAGTTGCTAGAAAGTTAGGCTATATTATAACTTGGGGTGGAGATTGGAAAACATTTAAGGATGGTCCACATTTCCAAATTGAAGATTAATTAATAATTGTCTGGCCAGACAAAATTATAAATTTTAGGAGGTAGTAATTATGGAAAAAGAATTATTATGGAATGTGTTAGGTTATGTTGTATCATTGGTAGTTTATTTAATTCTAAAGTGGAGATATGAAGGGAGAGAAGCCTTAAATAGAGAAGCTATTGAACAAGAAATATCTATAAAAGGTAAGGGACTTGGAGAACTTAAAAAGAAAGCTGTACAAGAGTTTATATCTAAATTGCCAAAACATTTGAGAATATTCATAAACGAAAATACAATAGATGCTGTAGTAACTGAATTACAACCATTATTCAAAAAGTTAAAAGATGGAAAAGAGTAAATTAAATCTAAGATTTTTATCTGATGG